GGGTAATATTATTTTTTTTCATTATATCTTGTATAAGTTCTAAACCTTTAAGCACTCCTGGGTCCTTATCTAGTGTTTTTGTTATTTCTTTATACTCCCCATCCTCTATTCGACAATAATGCTTATATCCTATTGGAACCACCTCTTTAGGTTCTTCTTTCTTATCCCAACATTCATCACATACAGTAAAAGTTGTTCCTCCCCCTGCTTTTGTTCTCATTAATCCACATTTAGCACAGGGATATTTTCTCTCTTCCAAAGCCATGATAGCGTCTGTTAGCTCTTCCTCTACCCATATATGACCTTTGATTATCTTTAATATATCTTCTCTCTTCATTTCCCCTCCTTTAAATTAACAGCTTGGTTGCCCACACCCGAAACTGTTAAAGATCAACAACAACGCCTAACGCCTTAAAAAAATCATCGACTTGCGACTTCTTTATTTTAGTTGTGCCATCCCTGCCGTAGAATTTAGCATTTTGTAACTTTGCGCCTTCCAAGTTTGCGCCTTTCAAGTTTGCGCCTATCAAGTTTGCGCCTTCCAAGTTTGCATCTTCCAAGTTTGCGCCTTCCAAGTCTGCGTCTCTCAAGTTTGCGCCTCCCAAGTATGCATCTTCCAAGTTTGCGCCTTCCAAGTCTGCGCATACCAAGTTTGCGCCTCTCAAGTTTGCGCCTTCCAGGTCTGCGTCTTCCAAGTTTGCGCCTTTCAAGTTTGCGCCTTTCAAGTATGCGCCTTCCAAGTTTGCGCATACCAAGTTTGCGCCTCCCAAGTTTGCGCCTATCAAGTATGCGCATACCAAGTCTGCGTCTCCCAAGTCTGTGTCTCTCAAGTTTGCGCCTTTATTTACAGCCTCTTCTACAGCGTCCTTGTAAGTTGTTTTAGTCGACTCGTATATTACTTTATCTGTCCATCTTGATTTAATTACAAACTTTTTCTTTTCTTCTTGCTTCTTCTTGTCATTTTCAAACTCATCCTTTAACCTATTGTAAGTTTCATCACTCATTTCTATTGTTTTCATAACTTCCTCCTTTTGTTATTACTTTACCCACTATACATTCTGATTCTTTATATACTCTTATTCCATTTATTTTAAATTGTTTTGGATTTTTAAAATCTATCTCTTTACAAAGCATATCATATATTTCGTCATCTAACACCATACATTTGGGTCTTCTATCTTTCTCAATCTTAAAACTATCAATTTTGTTGAGTATTAGATTAACAAATGGTTTTTTGTTTGCATGTTTCATTAGTTCGTTATAAAAGTTATATTTATTCATCTTAATGCTTTGTCTCATTTTCCCATGGTAAATGTTCTGTAGCAAATACTCCCTTTTCTATTAAATGATTTGTAATAATCGCAATTGAATCTGGACTCGTTGCCGCCAACATTTCTAATATATTTTCTACAAATTCTTGCAAGGCAGCAATTCTTAAATCAACTGGAATCGTTTGACTATCGATTAAAACTTTTAAACTATCAAAAACAGCATTTCTTTTTCCATGTAATTCTTCTAAAAGCTTTTCTATCTCAGCATCGGTATAACCAAGAATTTTTGCAAGATGAGCCTTGTATTCTTCCTTCTCTAAAAAGAATTCGTCTTGTTTAGAATCACTCATATATCTTCTCCCTCTATTTTTTTCTTGTACATTTTTGCCAGTAAATCGATCATGCCTTCCCAACACTTTGAACAATATTGTTTGGTCCCATTAACATATGACACATTATTATTAGTACCACAAATACTGCAACTAAATATAAGGCTTGAAAACGTAGATGAAGTATGCTCATTATCTACAGGAACAGTATAAATTGGATGTATTATTGGTTCACTCATCTTCCCCCTCCTGTAGCTTTTTTAAAAACCCAAAATGTAATAACCCAGATGGAAATCTTTGATAGTTAATCTCTTTCATAAATACACTTATAAATTTTCTTATCTTATTAATCAAGGTTTGATTTTCTATATATGCATCTTTTGCAAAAGAGCAGCTCCAAGGGAAAGATAAAAATGTAATATAACATGACTTTATATAAGAACCGACTATATAAGGACCCTTATAAAACCAACGATTATACCAAGCCCATTTTGTATCCCTAGGAGTAACAAACCCCAAACGAATCCTTCTATCTTTACGCATACGCTGTGTACTCGCTTGTCTCACTTCTAATGCTTCATAATAGTTTTTACCTGCAAAATTTTCTGGGTAATCAGAATCCCATACTGCACTTTTAATTCCTTGTTTAATATATGCAACCATTTTTTGAGACTTAAGATCCCTTAAACCTTCCCGCATTGCCAAAATACGAGTATCATAGCGAACAGAAATCCTTTTCAATAATCTTAAAATAGTCAAATCACAATCAATATCCCCATACCAAATTATTTTAGGATTTTTTCCTTTAGGCCATATTGCCAGCCCAGCATTATAAACCGCCATTGGTGGGCCACAAGATTTTGAATGGGAACAAATATTACCTTGATATCCTAGCACTATTTCTAATATTTCTTTTATTTTCATTTGTACTCCCTCCCATAATCATCTGAAACCCTTACTACATCATCAATCTCTATTGTTGAAACCTCTACAACAACACAATCTTCAAGGGCTTCCATCCTATGTATATCGGTTGGCGCTATTTTTTGGGTTTGACCTGGCACCATAACGATATCTTCCGTATTGAATTTTAATTTCATTTTCCCTTTTATTAACATAATGGTTTCATCTTTTATCTGATGATATTGAAGCGATAATCTACATCCTTTTTTAATATAAAGAAGCTTACCCACATAATCCCTAGTGATTGCCCATCGATCCTCATAACCCCACGGTTTAACTACCATTCTATCTACATAGGCCTGAATATTTGGTTTTAATTTAATTTTTTTTGATATTGCTTTTAATGCTCCCCAATTCCCCAAATCAGACCAATCTAAATGGGTTGGTATAACTACACCTTTTCGAGTTTTTTCCATTAAGAGACAATCAATAGAGATTGGTTCCATCTTTTCCAAATAATCTTTAATGGAATATATATTTTTAAATAAATTAGGTGCATGAGTTTCTAACTCAATCATAAAGGTATGGTAACTCCAAATAAACATTCCAGAGTTCCAAAGATAGCCATCAGCCACATACGTTTTCGCCGTATCTTTATTTGGTTTTTCTACAAAAGCATCTATTTTTGACGGCTTGTAGCTAAAATTGGCCGGTTTTATATATCCATATTCTGTTGATGGTTCTGTGGGTGTAATACCAAGCGTAACAATTTTGCCCTGTTCAGCAATTTCTATTCCTTCTTTTATTTTTTTAATATAATATTCTTCATTAGCAATATAATGATCAGAGGGCAAACAAACTGCCGTAAACCCCTTTTCTTTTAAATGCAAGAAAACCTTATGCATTGCGTTTGCTAAGGCTGGTCCCGTATTTTTCTTTTTTTGCTCTAGAATCAAATTAGCATTAGGAATTATATTATGAATTTTTTCACCATATTTTGCATTGGTACAAAAATAGATTTGTTCATCACGCGCAATTTTCTGTGCTCTTTCATAAGTTTGTTTGAGCAAGCAAGGAGCGTCTTCGAAAAAATCTATGAATTGTTTTGGATGTTCGGGTGTGGATAGGGGGTAAAATCGAGTCCCTTCTCCTCCTGCCATGATAATCACAGCTACATTAGACATATATTCTCCTCCTTTTATTATATAATAATTACTTCATATTTTTAATTAATAGACCAGCTTCTTTTATTTTTTGCTTAATTTCTTCATTTTCAGACTCTAAATCAAGCTTTTCCCGCAATAATTGTAAAATGGTCATAGCCATTTTATCAGAAGCGTTCTCTTGTCCTTTTTTAAATCCCATATCATAGACCTCAGCGAATTCTTTGTTTTGTCTATCGTTCCAGCCCGTTTTGACATTAAACTCACCGGCATAGCATGCACACTCAATCGAACAAAATCTTGTAGCGTTCTCGTTATCACCCTTATTTAAATATATGGTGTTCCCACATTGACGGCATTTCGTTTTTTTCTTGTTGTTAGAGGTCATAATAAGCAACCCCACGATGAAAAATAAATACCAATAAACATCCTATAGAACAAAAGGCCCTTCTCCCCAATGTGCCGGATTCCAACATGTATAACATAATCCTTCAAATAAATCCAACTGTTCACTCTTTTTAAAAGAATACTCCATTTTGCCTCCCATGTTTAACTGCGTTTCCAAAACTTCCACCATGGATTCTTTTTCTCTTTTGGAACCCTTTGGGCCTCAAAATACTTACAATTATTATGGGGATTTAAATTTAAAACCCCCAAAGCCTTAATATATTTATTATCTCGATTAATAGGTCCTACATCCAAGTTAGAACACCACCACTGTGGCGCTTTTTTATCAAAAAATTTGCATTGTATGCATTGTTCTTTATACATTCTCCACCTCTCTCTCGTATCGCCCCATAAATTTTGTTAATGCCTCATCATCTTCGGGGTCTATATAAACATACTCATTAATACATCCACGTTTTTCTAATATCTTTCTTTCATTAGAAGTAATACCATCCTCTAACCAATAGAAAGATCTTTGATAATTAAGAGCCTCTGTCTTATTCCTTTTCCAATGACAATATTTAAATTTAGGTAATTGTGGGAACTCTTTATGTATCTCTTCTTCACTCCAACATGTTAGATAATGACATCTAAATCCTTTTTTAACAGCCCATTCTACAAATGTCATAGCATCCAGTACTAATGATGGATAAGTCTCATCTTTTGAAGTAGATACTAATACACCATCCATATCAATATATAAATTATCTCTTTTTTCCAACTTCTTTTTCTTATGCCCCATTTTGTTCCTCCGCCGGAATATACATTGATTTAAAATTCTTTTTACCAAATTCTGGCGTTTTCATAATCTCTAAAATATCCTCAAGCGCAACAGGCTTGAACGAAAAATTATCTACCCCCACGTTTATTATATTGCCATTAACCTTAAAAGCATTATGACTATGTCCACAAATACAAGCATCATGATAAATACTATATATTGGAACGTGAGATAATAAAAAGTTTAATTTATCTTTCTTAAACTCCATATATTTATGAACCTCATCAAACCCCATTTCTAACATAGCATCATGAGACTTATCATGATTTCCTCGAATTAAAATAATTCTTTTTCTTTTTAATTTGGTTAAGGTATGTTTAAGAATATTCTTAGAAGCGAAACCAAAATCCCCCAAATGATAAACAGTATCTTCATTGGTAACTGTATTATTCCAATAAGCAACCATGTAGGCATTCATTTCATGCACCGAAGCAAAAGGACGATTACAATATCGAATAATGTTCCGGTGGAAAAAATGTTGATCCGCCGTAAAAAAATATCTCAAATTGCCCCCAATTTCTTTTTAACTACGCAACCATTTGCTGCTTACAATAATTAAATGCTTTATTATTCAGCTTTTCAATTCTTCCATAACTCAACTTATCTTTAGATCCTTCTTGGCCTAAATCTCTTAATTGTCTTGTATAAGCATTATATATATCAAACAAATTATCATTACTAATAGCGTCTTTTTTATTAACAAAATTATTTTGTAATGATTCCTTATATTTTTTGGGCCATATTTTCTTTTCTATGCTTGCATTAATTATCTCTATTCCTTGAGGTATTGTAATTCTTTGCTCTTTCATTTTTAAGAAAGTATCGATACCCAGTCCTTTTGACCTATTAACATATTCCATAATTTGCTGAACGTATGGATTAATATTAAAATTAAAAGAATGTTTCTTTTTAATACGATTAACAATCTCGCCTGCAACCAATCCATTTGAACATACAACCCTAAAAAACCCAGCCATGAAATCAAACGCCCAACTACCATCATAACTATTTTTAAAATATAATTGATAATCTAAAATATCACCATCTGGGAATTGATGAGTTAAATCCGGTAGTGTTATACCCACAACCACCTTACTCCCTCCTTTTAATACCTCACATTTACTAAAATGATAATTGAAACCTGCCGCCTCTAAATGATGCTCAGCCTCTTCTAACATTTCCTTATGAGGTAAAAGGGTATAATTAGACGACATAACCCCAAGAGCCTCACGAGTATCCGTTCTAACAATTGCTTTACGATTGGGAATAAGAACTTCATCAACGCCCCCCATATGGGTTGGCATGTCCATTTTTTGGGCTCTATAAGCTTGTATATCCATTTTTTCAACTGGAAAGGATATTCTCTTATACACTTCTTCTTTGTCCAATACGTTCTTCTCCATTTTACTCCTCCTTTATTTGTTATTAGTTTATATAACGTTTATAAAGGTTATTTAATCATAAATCAAGCATTATTTTAAAAATAAACTCTAATAAAATCAATAAGTTAAAATGGCTTCACAAATAAACCAAAAGCTGTTTGCCTTGGAAGTGTGTACCTCTTGATTCTACCATCATTTAAAAAATTGGTAGATTTATCCTTAATTTTTTGAAGTTTAAGAAAATCGATCTTGGTCTGTTTCATCATTCCTTTTGCCAAAACATAAGGAACCTCTAAATAAACCAAGCGATCTAACCAAAATTTAAAAGATTTGTTTTGTTGTTGTGACTGAAGCTCTAAAAATTGATTAGTATCTGTACACTTAAAACTAGGATCTAAGAATTTAACAACCGGAACCCAATCATAAGACGCGGCGCTTTGTTTAATAGTTTCACCTTGTATAAAATTGATTCGCCCCAAATTAGTATTAACCTCATTCATTTCAACCCCCTTAATTATCTTACTTTTTTAAGTTCATCCACAATCCTCTTTTTTTCAAGAAGTAATTTCTTGATTTTTCTCTCCAACTCCAAAATATACTTCTCATAATCCCCCTTTTTTACCATTCTTTTTTGTTCCATTTTTATCTCCATTAGATTATCTTCTCTTTCAAAAAATCTAGATACCAACACCTAAGCTTCAACCTAACCATGGTTTTAAAAATTTCTTCATGTTGCAAAACCCTCTCGTTCATAGGTTGTTTCTGCTTATAAATATAAAGAAGAATAAATTCTTGTAAATCTTTAAGATCTCCCCATTCCAAATTGTCCAAGCCAGAAAAATCTTTATCTAAACAAAATAAGACCAAACAATCCCTAGCCAATCTTTTGGTAACAACGAGATCTAATTGATTTTCAAGATCTTTAAAAACATACGTTGGTAATTTTTTGTAATCAATCCCTAGCTCTTGATGTAACGGATTCAAATATAAACAAACAAAATCTTGTATTTCTTTATCTACAAAGACATCTGGATTAGCTTTTATTAATAGCCCATAAAATTCCTTATGGGCTTCAAATGTTTCTTTTAAATAGCTATACCTATTCTCTACAATTAGGACTTCAGGTAGTGTTTTTAGATTGGGAATTTTTAATTGTTTTAAATCATCATATTTTAACCAAGTATTCAAACTTCTATTATAAGCAGAAAAAATATAAAATGTAAATTCCTCCTTACAAAAATCTGTTTTTAAAACAGAGGTTCCTGTAACAATACCAAAAAATTCTATATTGTATAGAGCATCATTATTGAAAATCTCTAAAATATATTCATCATAAGTGGAATAGCTTTCTTCAATATTAATATCATTAACATAAATAATATCGTCTTCTGCCTTATGAATTTTTATATTAATACCAGGATAAGTTTGTAAAAGTAATAATTTCTTAAAAGAAAACACCAAGGAATTATTATCGTAAATATAACTGTATTTAATGTTGGCCATTATATTATTAGTTAACCTTGATTGATTTGATAAATAGAGTATTTGCGATTCGTATCATTATTAAAACGAGTTAAATCTGTTTTATTAATTGTTCCTTCTTTTTTCATTTCCCGAACACCATTAGAAATTGTTTTTGAAGCGTATTCTTCAAGTGCATAACCTAATTCGTCTGTTGTCCAACCCTTTGACGGACGTCTTTTGAACATTATAAACATTTGTCTTTTAATCCCTACATAATACGGATTTAAATCTGTTTTCATAATTCCCCCTTTTGTTAATAGGCCAACATTAAATACAATTCTCCAGTTTTTCCTGGAGCATTACGATAACTTGTTCACATAAATCTGCTTCTGTAAAAGTATTAATAATAATTTGATATTTAGGCCATCTATAAAAGAACCTTCTCCACCATGAATTCCGCTTCTTTGTTTCTATCTTTACTACAGCACCTCTATCCATATTCTTAGGTTTTGGTTTATATTTATGACCCACGCTTAAGCCAATTAATCCACCATCTGGGAAGAAATCAACAATAGTTTTATATAAAGCTTCAACCAATTTAATTTTAATAAACTTCCAATCATCTATAATAAGATCCTGTATTGTTTTAGAGCTAAGGAAAAAGGGCTCTACCAAGATAGCTGGCATTTTACAATAAGCTATGTTACCAAGCCCCCTATTGTTAAACCCTGCTATATTAACTCCTGTTTTATCATATACAGGAAAACCAAAGAACTTATTGATATAATTACAATATTTTGCCGCTATCATCTTCGTTTTATCGCTACACTTGCTCTTAACGATAACCATAGCATAATTAGGTTTTGAATTACCAACAGAGTTCAAATGATGTTCTATGTACAGGCACGCACCATCCTTGTTGGCGCTTAACTGTCGAGTTTTATACCAGCCCGTGTAGATTTTAGTTCGATATTTCATTTATTGCCCCCCAGCAAATCACCTAACAACTTAGAATGGATAATATGATGACTTAAACCAAAAATCAAGGATTTTTTTGCATCTACATAAAAATCTTTTTTAAGTTTATTACGCCAGAACACACTAGAATGATTAGAGTTTTTAGCATAAATATCACAATATCGTTTTATGAGCATTTTATTTTGTTCCATTTCATACTTAATATTAGTATAGGACCCTTCTAATTCATCCTGTACACCATGCAACATCAAATAAGAGTTTTCGCTTATATACCTTTTGTCACAACTCACATAAATTAAACTGGCACCTGACTGAGCAGTGCCATATAAAAGACCAATAACTTTATTTGGAATAGTTTTAATAACATCTGCAACTGACAAAGTGTCATAAACACAACCACCAAAACTATTAATGATTAAAATAATGGGATCTTTACTTTGTGATGCAAAGAACAATAGTGATTTAATTACCATCTTGGCATTAAATACATTATCTTTATCTTCATTATCCTGTAAATAAATTATACGGGCTTTTGGATCCATATGATAAGAGAACAAGATTTCTAAACGATCATTTAAGATAATATTGTCTTTAATCATAATTTCTCCCCTTAAATCAAATAATTATTTCCATTATAACTTTCTTCTTTAAGATTTTAGATACCGATTTGGGATTATAACAATCGTAATCTTCTTCCCCAATTGGATATCCAATAACACCATCTATATGTTGCAAATCTATTTTGATACCATCCCTGCTACCATCTTTATAAAAAGTATAAAGATTTTGACTAGCCCTTCCAGTTACATTTAAACCATGCTCTGAATAAGCATTTGCCCCTACAAGGCTTGAAGATCTGGCATAGTTATCACCAATCCTACAGCTATGTAAATGCCCAAAGATAACATAATCAACCACAATTCCTCTAGCCGCATATCTACCGACAATGCCTTGCACTTGCTTTTCTATGTTGCTTGAAATATTCGTACCATGCAGAAATAAGACATTTTGACCAGCTACATTTATTATTTGTTCTACTGGATCTTCTCCCACAAAGAATTTAATACCAACACCAGATTCAGAAAATATATATTTTAAAAAATTAAAAATAGTAAAATCATAATTATCCGAAGCAAGCATATTGGTATATCCTTCTTCTTTGCGAAGTCTACTTTCATTACCAGTAACACAAGCAACAGAGATATTAAAATGTTCATTTAAGTCTAATAAAAAATGCTTAAGAATATTAACCGCAAAAAAGGTAGCCCTACTTCTATTGGTAGCCATATTGAGCAATTCATCCATGCGCCTATCACTATTCATTAAATCACCCGTGAAAACAACCAAAACATCCTTAATTTGCAGTGGCTGCAGATAAACCTTAATCCTCTCAGCAAACTTAGCAAGTCTTTTAGAAGCTATTTTTAAATCATATTTATTATTTTTTAGGTCCACCAATTCATTAAAATGAGCATCTGATACCTGCACAACCGCGACAGCCTCGTTGTTTAAGTTATTATGTATTTTAACTACTTGACCAAGTTTATTGTTATCAAGAGTTTGTTTCAAGGCCTCTATATATGAAGCTATCGCGTTTTCAACTCTGGCATGTTCTCTAAAGGATTTACGCTCTATTCTATTTATATCTTGTTGCTTTTGCGTTTGTTTTTTAAACTTAACATTTGCACGAACAATCTCTATATCAGAAGCCATGATGGGTTTAGCCCTGCTTTGACAATTATTACATTTATATCTTTGTTCATCATTACGAGAAAATCCCTTTTTAATAATATTGTCACTACCACAAATAGAACATATCATAAAAGAACTCCTTTATTTTTTCTCAGAAATTGTTTCCTCTTTTTTCTTTTCTATTTTTTCTTTAACAGAAATAATTTTAATTTTGAAAGAAGCTGTCTTGCCTTCCAATTTTTTCTGCGAAGGATATTCTTTTGGAAAGGTTACATCCGTATCATATATGTCCCCAGCTTTTTTACCGATTAAACTATCGTCCATTTCTTTCAAAACTTGTTGTTTGCCAAGTTCAATAATTACCCAATTACTTTTGCCACCTTCAAAAGGCTTACCATCAACAGTTCCTTCAAATGCAAAAGCACAAAAATCGCCAACTTTTGCTTCTCTCGCAATCGTCTTGAATCCTTCTTGAAGATCAAACTGTGCTTCTTTTTTGTCATTTAATTCTTTTGAAACGATTTCTACGTTTTTATTCCATTTTTCTTCAGTGATACCAAGCTCTTTGGTTAGAATTCTTTTGATGCTTAAAGAAATTAAATCATGATAACCAAATGCCGTTGTAATACTGGCTTCCATCTCAGTTAGCTTATTAATAACATTACCAAAAGCTCTTTGCATACCTTGATTTTGCTGTTGTAATCCTTCGATTTTTGTTTCAATTGCTGTGTTTAATTGTTTCTTGGTCTCTACCTTTTTTTGTCTAAATCCTGGTGTAATAATTTTACCATCTGCCATTTTACTCCTCCTTTTTGTTTGGGGGTTAAATACAATTCTCTTTATTTACTTTTGCGCCACCATTATTAGGTTCGTCTTTTAAATGTTGCGTTATTAAATTTAATTTTAATACATATTCTTCTATCGTATAAAAGAATTCTCCTTGAAACAACTCTAAATCATAATCCTTTTCCCCATTATCATCCTCATCAACATGTATGTATATTTGATCTATATCTTTTAGTGGAAAAAAATTATCATTAAATGCATAGTGTATATCCTCTGCCACAATAGCTTTGATTAAACCATGACCAAACCAATAATTCTCACCTCTTTTGTCTGCCTTTTTAACATAAAAAATTCTTTCCCCTATTTTAGTTTTGTCAATTTGCATTTTAAATCCTTTCAATAGAGTTCAAAGCAACCAGCCCCTCTTGACCGTCCTCGTTAAGAACTATTATCTTGTTATTAGTATCTGATATCCCCATAAACATAACCTGATCCCCTGGCTTTAAAAAACTCTTCCCTTCTGCACTTTCAAATACCGTATTGCTTTTTATTAATAACGTATCTCCATCGATAAAATCAAGGTTTGTTTCTATTTTTTCGACCTTTTCTTTAGGTTTAGATTTTAATTGAGGTTTTGTAGGTGTTTGTTCCTGTTGATTGACCCTATCAACAATAGTTTTTAAGGTTTTAACCTCCTCTTTATCAAAGGTATTCCCTTCTTCTTCTTCTTCTCCTCCCAATACCTTCTTAGATAAAAGAGCCTTTAAATCTTTTATTAATTCCTGTTTAAATAATTTGTTAGGAATCTCTACACTAAAGGGATTCTCTGCTTCTAACAATTTGTTAGAAACCTCAATTTTGTCTAATTGATAGGTAAGATTTTCCTTCTTTTTAGAAAAGATTTCAGATAGAGTATCTTTTCCCTTTTTAATCTTCTTTTGTTTCATTTCCCCTCCTTTAAATTTTTAATTTTTATTTTTTCTTATTTTGTTCTTTTAATATATTATAATCTTGTCCTTTATATGTCGTGCGTTGAGTCCCTTCTTTAAATCCCATTCCTTTTGGAAGCTGAACTAAAGTACATCTGCACGAGGGGTGCATTGGTGGGATTATTGCTTTCCATTGCGATGTCTTTAATCCATAGTTTGTACCATTGCCCTTAAGTTGCTTCATCGTATAAATTCTTGGTTCGCCATTAGGCATAAGGTAAAATTTTCTGCAATGAGGACAATTATGAGTAACAACACCATTTGCGATAAATGTATGGTCATCCTCAATTTCTAAATTATAAACATCCCCCTTATAATATTTTTTACTAATTAATTTAATCTTAGCCATCTAACGCCCCTTTTATATCAAAATCAATTTCGCTTAAACTAGGAACATAATCTCTATAACGAACAATCCTCCAGCCTAACTTTTCTAGTTGCTTTTGTCTTATATCGTCCACCTTTGCATCTTGATGCCAATAAGAACCATCATATTCAATAGCAATATTTAATGATGGAATAGCAATATCAATAAAACATGCCTTAATATTACTTAATTTTACTCCCTTATTTAATATAGCATCTGAATATTTAGATTTAACCATATCATACAATTGTTTTTGCGGCTTAGAGGGATTACAATTATGACCACAAGCCATTTTCGCTCCTCCATTAATCATTCTTTCAGTAATTTTCGCCCTAAACGTATCCTTCTCCCAATTCTTCTTAGATATAATAGACATTTTTAATTTTCTTTTTTCTTTTTGACCCTCCGTCATATTTTCTTCCAAAATCCTTCTTGCTCTTTTATTGTTTATGCACATTTTTTTATAATCTTCTTTAGAAATATTTTGATAATATTGCTTGCGAAATTTACTCAATTTTTTCTTCTGTTGTTCGGACATCTTACTAGAACCATTAATTTTTCTTGTTTGATTGGCCTCTCTAGGGAATATCCCTAATGAATTATACCATTCTTTGTCTCTATACCATATTTTTTCTGGTATCCCGTATTTTTTTCTTATTTGAGATCCTGAAACCCCCTTAGTATAATCCTCAACAATTTTCTTTTTTATCTCAATATTTTCAAGTCTAAATTTTGCTTTAATACAATCAAGTTGACCCCCTTTATAAATTTTTAAGCCTCTATCCTTGAAAATGTTTAATAACCATCCCCAATAAACCTTTAAATCAAAATATTTTCTTAATTCAAGAAAGGACAAACCCTCCACATAATATTTCCTCAACAGCTCATCCTTATTATCTAAATACCAATCATATTGTCTTGCACAATAGCGATAACGCCTACCATTTATAGTTTTTAATTCTTTTAAAGTCATTATTTCCATTTTTTTTGTAATATATTTAGCCTCTAAAAAAACAAATCTATTTTTTATTTTAACTAATAAAGGATGCTCCTCAGTGCATTCAATTCTTCCATCATCCCCCAAATCAAAAGAGTATATTTCCTCATCAATCTTTCTTTTAGAAATAGACAAAACCCCTTTAGTTGGAGAACCATAATTAGCTGACCTATGAGTCTTTACTTTATCCCCGATCCTTAAATCGCAAATTTCTACTTTTTCTCCAGAAGCCAAATCAACCAAAGTCTCTTTAGGCAAACATAAGGCCGCATCCTTGCTAACTATCGCATACACATTAACGTCTTTATCCTCTTTACCTTTATTGTTCATTGCTATTGCATCAGCAGCACCCTGATTAAAAGCACGACTTAATTCCGTATCTGCAACCCTAGACCAATCTCTATGCATATCTTTTGTTAAATCTCTTAATTGACTTGCTAATTTTCTTCTACCTGTACGCTGAACAATTGCGTCTTCTGTAACATCTTTCAACTTGCCCATTAACACCTGTTGAGCTACTTCTTGGTTAACATCACCAATTGCACCCAACATTGACGCCTTGGCCATTTCTTTAGCCTTAGTTAAATAAATGCCCATACTTTCTCGGACATGCTCTATGGTAAATTTTTCTTTTGTAGTATATGGAGCAAAATGTCTTTTTTCAAAAACACGAAATTTGTTCAAATCACTGTCAGGGAATTTTCCCATGGGGGTATTACGAACTCTACCAATTGCATAAGCTTCCTCTACAACAGGCGTATCTAATTCATATGGAAGAGTGATAATCCCTTCTTCTTGTAATGTGTTAATTTGCGAAGCTGATAATTCACCAGGACCAGCAATTTTGAAGATTATAGCATTATAATATTTCTCGATGATCTTTCCGATCCTTCTTCTTTTACTCTTATTTATTAGCATTATTTCCCTCTTGTTTATTCATTCTTGTGTGCTTTAAACTTTTATCTACATTCCCGCTATCAACTCCAGCTCCTCTATTAATCTCACTCGGTTTTGTTTAAACCACTCCCGCGAATAACGCGCTAATAAGTCTTGCGTACTCTCTATTGCGAGCCTCTTTAACCACGGTTCATCCAGAAACGGCAGTTCCTTCACGTTTAGCAACTTCAAAACGTCTTCGTATGTCAGTTGCTTTTCTGGAGAGTCCTTTTGGGTACTCCCAGAACGAGACTGTTGGTTTTCCATATTTTTCATAATTCCACCCTTCAGGCGCCTTCTCATCGTCCCACGGAAGTCGCTCTATTAATTTAAAACCAAATCGGCTATAATATGTGTCTAAATGACCATCAATGCAGTCTAAAGTTTCTCCACCACGCTGAATAGCGTCTATAAGAGCCCCTTGCCATGCACCCTTAATACCACTATTGTTAAATACCCCAATAATATCATTGTCTTTTGTTAAGACATAGCCAGCCTTATTATTCGTATGCGCTTTTGCACCCATATCCTTTAATTGTTTTGAGGTATAAGGGGTTAAAAATTCAGGTCGTTTTGATTTACCACGCTCTTCAATATAACCATCAAGCTTAACTCTTTTAAAAACTATTGGCTCATCATCTGCTTGTGCTTTAAACTCTTCCGCCGTCTTATACTTCTTCGCTTCTTCTTCTAGCTCCATCTTATGGGGCTTCTTCGTTCCCTTGACAGGAACCCACTTACCATCTTTAATTTTCTTTAAACCATTACGAACAGTCCCGATTGGAAAAGGTTTCCTGCCTTTTTCTAACGACTTAACAATTGGCTCCCCAACAACAACTTCAACAATTTCCTTCATCATTTCATGTGAAAAATAATTGAACCAAGAATCGCCTTCCTTCAGCAATTCCTCCATGACCGGATCTGCGAAGTGGTCACGCTCATCAATCTGAGATTGGAACGCTTTACAAATGAACTCTTTGATGTCTTCAATATGCTCATGTTTTTCTAAAAGAATCTGAATCCTACTCACAATACCCCCAAGCCTTTTAATTCTTTTTTTTGCAATATTTCAAATTTTATATTTGAGTATAAAAATTGGAATTCTCTAATCTTTTCCTTATGTTCTTTCGTTCTTGTATAAACCCCTGTTGGCATTATTCTTCCCCATACCATTCAATTTTATGTAATTTTATTGCTTTCTTAACAGTCTTTTCAGCTTTGTTTTTATCTTGAGATAAAACGTCTTTGGTTTCTTTATTTTGCTCACCATCAGATCCGCTCTTGGGTTCTTTTTTCTCATCAGCAAAAGATGAAGAATCATAACCAGAATTATTATTCTGACCACCGCCCTCTGATCCTTCCATCTGACTCATTTGTTGAGCTTGTAACCAAACCTGATTAAGAATTACATTTCCCATATCTGGATCCAATTCCTCTAAATCTCTTTCTTTTCTGACTTCATTAACTGTTTTGTAAGTCCCAACTTCTTTAATTAATCTATCGACCTCTTCTTTTTCCTCTTCAATATCAAAACCAACAAACCTAAACATGTATTTTTGATAAAATTCCTCATTATAATAACGAATAATTCCTCTATTAACAATTCCTTCAAACCATCTTAGTAAAGGACGAATACCCGTTTCTTTAAAATGAGATAAAATAACATTTTGACGATTACCACCATCTCCAAGACCAGCTCCGCCTTCTCTTGAAATATCAAAATTAATTTCTTGAGGGGACATTTGGAAAATAGCACAAATTAACTTAATCAAATAATTCATCCACTTTTCCCACTCCATATCTTTCAAATTAGCTTGAAGTGGAACCCATTGAATTTCCGTTCCAGAAAGAATCGGCACCCTAAAGGCATTTGCTGTTCCTTGCATTTGCTGTCTAAATTGTTGTTTGAATTTATTCATGACTTTACGATTCATAGCGTTCTTGATAACTAAAATACCCTTGTTGCTAAATCCTTGAGTAAAAAACAATTTATTATGCGTCTCACTAAAAACATGGGAACTAATTAAATTAACCGATAATTCTAACTCCCCCCTGGCATAACCATTATTATCCAACTCAGCATTTAGATTACCTTGCTTTAAAAGAAGCTCTTTATCGTCAAAAACATTTATAATTCTTTCTTTATAAACCTGAACGCAATAAACATCGTCTTTTTTTATCTTCTTCTGTAAAGCTACCGCATCAGCATTGTCTTTATATTGAATATTATCCTTTAACGCCTCTTTTATCTCCTTCTGTTTCTTCTTGTTGTCTGTTTCCATGGCATATCTTAAGCTATGAGAAGGAACATGATAAAAAGAATGAAGCACTGGGTCTTTATCCTTTTCTTGATATTCTGTAAAAACCCTTTCTAATCCAACTTGATTATAATTTAAGCGATCTCTAGCGGATAAACGAATCCATTCTTCAAAATTACGAGGATGCTTGGTTATTTTTTCTCTGCCCTGCTCAATTCCAGTATTATAAACAAACTCCACTAATTCGTTCATTTCCTTTTGTTCTTTTTCGGAAGCCTCAGCCTTTTCATCTCTTTTACAAATAATAAAACCAGCATCGTATTTGTTTTTTTGAGGATGAGCAAAAGACGCAATTTCATTAACACGTCTCAAAGAAATAGCTGTAAAAATACTGCTACTAGATAAATCATAAAGAAAATCAAAGCCAATGGGACCCTTTTTATCTAACCATCCTGGCCCACCCTGATTTTCGTCTTCTTCCACATAATCAACAGCATATTTTTCTAAATCATCGAATTCAGCCATTCTAGCTTTTAAAATAATACCATCTAACCTGTTATTAATAATAGTATAGGTCTTATTAATTAAACCTTTGACTTTTTCTAGCATTCTATGCTCCCAATACTATTTTTGCTTGCACGTTTTCTGTGCCTGGATTATTAATTACGATATTTGTAACAGTACCATATTTGAGATATACACCTTTTCTTTCTCCTGAAACCGGAGTATCAATTTCAACAGTATTACCAGCACCACCATCTAATCTTAAGAATAAACGCCCATCAGCCTCTATATAAACAAATTCAACCGAAGTTGCTGGCATTGGTATTGTCGTGTCTCCAGGGATTAAAGTTCTTGTTAAAGTATCCAGATTACCATCAATAATTTCATCGATTTCCTTAACCCAATCAATATCTTGCTCGATAGGTTCGGTTGTTGATAAAGCAGAATCACTATAACCAAACAGTTTTAAATAAAAATTTAACTTAGCCATTATAAAACCTCCATCTATATTATATATTAGAACTATCTAATTTTTAATAAACTTTTAGGCAAAATCGAAATTAACCTCATCGGATTCTTCGCCTAAGTCTTCCTCTTTAGAATCCGAATTATCTCTAAATTCCTTATCTCTCCCCACAAGCCCCGCCAGTTCAACAGCAGTAGGTGCTTGAGATAATGGCGAATTCGCTTTTAAAAAATCGCTTTGATTATCTTCTGCAACAGTCGCCATAGCAACTACCCCACCAAACAAACCAACCATAATATTACCAGCACCATCTATAGCATGATCGTTTTTCTTTTGAATTTGATCTGTTGGATCTTCTGATTTTGGATCTATCTTATAATGATAAAAGGGGATTTCTTCTCTTAGTTTAGCACAACCATAATGAACATACATTCTAACAACCCCAGAACCAGGCCCTTTAAGCATTTTTCTTATATGCCCAGCCCTATATTCAGGAATTTTACTTAACTTGTTGTATTCCTTATTGTTCTTAATCATTGGAAAATATTTAGAAAACTCTTTAGTGCCTTGTGGGCTAGCAATATCCGGGAATCCTTTTTCTATATGCTTTCTAAATTCTCCCCATTCTCTATGACAATTATACGCGAAATCAGCATCACTTTGTCCAATGGCCACATATTCGTCTACAAAATAAACCCGATCAGAACCATCAACAAAAGCAAGCTCGGCTACCGCGCAATTAAACCCAAAATCTACTCCGATATAAGCAGAACAATTATATTTTTCAAAAAATTGTATCATTTCTCTAAGACCCAACTCTTTACCCCTATAATCTTCTCCAGTTAAAACCTTATACATCCCGACATAATCCTTAACATGTATATCTTCATCCCATGTTGGCAGTACTACGCCCTTTGTAGAAGGCTTTCTATTAAGTCTTTGAGCTAAAAAGAAATATAGATCATCTGTAAAGAACAAATTACGAACCTGTTCTATTGGTTGTAAATAGGGATTCCCTTCTTCTTGTTTTTTTAATCGACCTTTACAAAAAGACAAAATACCACACTTGCCGCAATTCTTATAGGCAATACATTCTGCATATTTATCTCTTTTAAAATTATTCCCTATAAGATTATATTCCTTTTGAGAAATTACCTCTAAATTATCTTCATCTATATAATAAATACTTCCATATTGTCCAGATCGTTTATCTGTACATTTTTCTGTTACCTCTAAAATTGTCCATTTATTAATGTCTAATTGGAAAGCCTTGTTTTTAGCCTTTTCTAATAATTCTTGAACGTTACCAAAAGCAAACTTCCTAGAACTAATATGAATATTAAGCGCCATTTTACCTTTTTGGGCCGTTAACATTCCTTTTGATTCTTTAAAAACAACAGGAGGAGTTAAATCAACCTCATCCTGTAAGACAGATCCATGGAAAGCATTAACCGAATCCAATGTACCTGTACCAATAATTAACTGCTTATCATATCTGCTACGAGTTTCTGACATAATACATTTTTCAATAGTTTCTTTTAATATAGGTTTGCGGAAAAAGCTTTGCACATAATTATAAGTAACTTTTGATTGTTGTTTAATTGAAGCCATATGAAAATAATCTCGATATTTATCGTGAGTTAAAAGTAACGTCTCAATACAACCACAGCTCAAACTCTTTTGTGCCCCTCTACCCGCAACACCTAAAAAATTATAGAGATCCTTCTCATTGCCATTCATAGCAACGTTATAAATACTCCAAACGAAATCTAAAGGAGTGGAATTACCCTCCTCAATAGGAACTCCAGCCAAATGAACTCCGTAAAAATGCTTAAGATAATTATCTAATTGATTTTTATTTGTAAGTGGAGCATCCCTAATTTGGCGATATTTATCTTCTTGTGTTTGTTCCATCTCATTCATTTTCTTCGATCTCCACATCGATAGTAGCGAGAGCTTCTAGTGCTTTGGTATGTTCGTTTTCATTTAATTCTTGCTTTTTAGCTTCTGTGGTTATATTAACAATCCCAATATTACCGGTAGGCACCGTATCATTGGTTTTCTTACCGTTAACAATTTCATCATGAAAATCAAAAATCTCTTTAAGCTGAGAAAGTCCTGTCGTTAGCCACATCGGTGTTTTTTGGGTTTTTTCTACTTCTGCCAAAAAAGCATCTGGATTCTTTTCAAATTTATTTAACTCTGTTTTAAGAATTTTAATAGTTGCAGAAAGCATCCTATTAACAGTATTCACTTTTTCCTTATTTGTTTTTTTAATACAGATATTATTGTCTTTTTCTATTTGTTCTTCTAGTTTTAACCGCCTTGCATCCCAATTATGAAGCCGTTTTATGCGATGAATACCTTGTATACTAAATTGTTTTTCAGTGCCTTTAAATTTATTACAAATTTCCGCAAGAGTCATCCCCCCTATCCAAAGAGCAAAAATTTCTTCGGTAAGATCCTTGTTAAAAACCGTTAAAGCTCTCACGTGTTTCTTGTATTTTTTAGGAACTTTATCGGCCATTTTTACCTTTTTTATAAATTTGAAAAGAAATATCAGATTTATATCGCCATAGATATTCCATTAAAGACTCTTTTAAATTATCATATATTTCCTTAGATTTAAAAAAGTAATCCCAACGAGATAAAAAAACCAAAAAACCAATCGATTTTTCTCCCTTAGGAATAAAAATTTTAACATCTTTAATGGCTTTATTTGAGCTCAGAATAAATACAATAAGATTATTTATAACATGATCATTAATAATCCCATTTTCAATAAACCATCTGTTAAACATTAATACATAATCATTTTTCATAATTTTACCAAACTCCCAATTGCCATTAATCCAGCAAGCCCTATCGCTACGGAATCCGTTACATCCCAATCTTCTTTTTTGATGGCCCTTCGTATAATTTTTTTATCAACCTTATGTTTAAAAATATCTAATAGAATATTGGCCATGTCTTTTTTTTCTAACTTACCACTTCCTAAACATTTTTTAATTGATGTCGGTGCCAAATAAACATATGGGCAATTCACTATTTCATTTTCAAAAATACCCAAAAATTTATTAAAATCAACATTCCCCACCCCTTGCAAAAAGGGTCTTTCTACAACTACCAAATGAGGGCGTTCAATATCAATTAAATGTCTTATGGCCGTTGAAATTATTTTTCTAGACAAAATTTTGTTACTACAATTATCTACATAATTTAAAAACGGGCCTAATAAAAAAATATTTTTTATATGTTGTCTATCCCCCCAATTAGAATCCAACAAATTATCTAACACCGAAACACAAGTTGGAGAAGTAGAAAACCCCAAATCAATACCAATTATTTTATTATCAATATTATTTTTCATTTTGTTTTAACTTCCTTTTACAAGTCTCAATTCCTTTTTGTATAGATTCTCTTGATCTTTTATGGCCCATATGAGATATACTTAATTGTTTTTTAGTCTCTTCGGTATGGTGTTCCCCATAAAAAGGGTTATTCACCCCAGTCATTTTTTTTCTAAAATCTTCTGACCTTTTTTGACCTATCAATTTTAATCTTCGTTTCTCTATTGTTTCTTTCCTTTGTTTCCTTCCTTTAAAAACTTCGCTGCACTTTTCACAATATTCTTTAGACATTTTTTTACCTTTATTCCATGGAATTTGTCCTTTTTTCCCACGCAAAAGTTGTGCATATTTTCCAATACGAACATCGGTATTTTTAGTTAATCCCTTATTCCAAGAAGGATGATACGCCCTTTTTATCCCTGTCGCTCCACCCTCACCTCCAGTAGAAAGATTATAACCAACATCAATATTGTTAGATTTATAAAAAGCAATCCAATATATTTCTTTTTCATTCATTTTATCAATAGAATCGCATTGTTCCAATATTTCTTTTTTAAAATTTTCTTTACCATATTTTTTAATAGCCAAAGAAATTACTTTTCCTGAACCCAAATATTTTGGATTATTATAAGTACTTTTCCCAACATATATCTTGCCATTAACCAAATTTGTAGTTTTATAAATCACCATTTTCTCCCTTACTTTCTTCCCTCTTTTTTTCTTTATCCCACCACACCGTTTGACATTTGGGACACTTCCTCACTTCTGGCATTCTAGGATACCACTGATGTCCACAACGCTTGCATTTTAATTTTTGTATTGTTAGTTCCATACTATATCCCTCACTCTATGTTATATTATATATTATACGTTATAAATTAAAATACTTAAATACCACCACTAATTATTTTAGAAGTATCATTCCTCTTTTCTATAAACAATGTATTCTCAAAAACATTCTTGGTTTCAGTTGCATGATCAATAACGAACACTTGTTTTTTAATATCTTTTTCCATTAGTCCCTTCAAAAAATCCATAATTTTAGACTTAGATAATACATCCAAACCATCAAAGATTTCATCAAGCATTATAAAGCTAAAATTGTTTTTATTCCTTCTGCTAATGATCTCTGATAAGGCGAAGTCTACCGCTAATACCAATCGTTTCTTTTCGCCACCAGACAATAAACCAAACGCAATTTCCTCTCCATTAATTTCCAGCTTCATATTAATCTTATCTTCTAAAAGATCTTTTTTAGATGATGCCTCTATATCAAACCAAAGACCTACTTGTTGCTCAAACAAATCAACCAAATAAGTCTTGATGAACTCATTTAATTCAAAAATTATTTGATTAAATACCAATGCCCTAATGCCTTTCCGACCGAACGCATTTTTTAGAACAGACAAAAGTTCTATCTGATACTTATCATTATCTATTTGATCTTCAAGTTCTTTTAAATTACTTTTAGCTTCTACCAATTCTTTTTCTTTAGTTTGCTTAAAAAGATCCTCTTGGGAGTATATGTCATCCAAATTAGATAGTTTGCTTTTATGATCTTTTATATCCTCTTTTAATTTTTTAACCAAAAGATTTGTTTCTTTTAATAAATATTCCGTTCCTTTACATTCCGCAATAACAGTATCTAACCATGTTAATTGTTTATCCACCTTTTGCTTATGCTCATTGTATGTTACTGAGGATTCATTTTTCTCTTGTTCATATTGTTTCTTTTTAACATCCAGGCTAACTAACTGCTTAGAGGTTTCTTTGACTCTTTCTTCCATTCTGCTTGTTTCATATATTTTTTGTCCACAAGTAAAACAAAGCTTCTTACGAAGGAAATCCTTATGTTTTTGATTTTCTAACTCTAAAACTTTAGCCTTAAAATTTATAGAACGAATATCTGACTCATAATTTGAGATATCATGTTTTAATTCTTCTAAAATATCTCTTTTCTTATAAAATCTATCCCGTTTTGCGATATAAGAATCTAATTTTTTAAATTCCCTTTCAATTAAAACAATCTTTTTTTGTTGTTTTTGTTCATCATTTTTACAACCCTCTATTTTGTTTTTTAAATAAACAATATCTTTTTCTTTTTGTTCCTGCTTTGATTTTAATAACACCTCATAATTAACAATATCTTCTTTAATAGACAAAATCTTGCCCCTAAATAGTTCTTCCTTATCTTTATTCACAACAAATAATTGTTCTAATTTACTATAATCCTTCTTAATAATTGCTTGAATATCATCGAAAAAATCCAATCCCAACAACTCTGTTAAAATCTTTTTCTTACGATCATCAGCAATAGTTAAAAAACTCTCATGTCTATTTTGAGGGAAGTATACACAATTAATAAAGGTGTTAAAACATATACCTAAAACTGACTCTATCTTTGCACCCAATTCTGTGTTATCCTTATAGTCTGTAAAAATAGAATCGTTTATAGACAAAACCAAATCATCTGGATGCCGGCTTCTTTCTATTTTATAAATGTTTTCTCCCTGTTCAAATTCTACACAAACATACAATCCAGAACTGCTTTCTCTTTTAATAAAATCATCTAAACGACAGTTTCGTGGGGTCTTGCCATAAACCGCATAAACTAAAGCATCCAATATGGTTGACTTACCCGCTCCATTAGAGGTGTTGTTATCATAATTATATCCATCTATTAAATATAACACATCTGAAAAGTCTAAATCTAATTCTTCAAATGACAAAAAATTTCTTGCTATTATTTTTTTTAATCTCACTTTTTATCCTCCCAAACCCAGGCTTAAGAATTGTTCATCTCTTCAAGAATCTGTTGTTTAATACAATTTAAGTCTCTAACAGCTATATTATAGCCATCAAAAGACCCTTGTAAATTATGATGCCAAAGACTAATTGCATTCTCTTTATCAATTACAAGCTTCTGCTTCTTTTTTAACTCTATCCGCTCTAATAAATTATTGATAAGCTGTTTTTCGCTATTCGTGTAGTTCATTTTTTATCCTCCCAAAAACTTGTCTTTTTAATATTTTCTATACCATGCTTTTCAATAAGCTCTCCAAGCTCATGTTTTTTAGTATGATTTATATTTCGTTCTTTTATTATTCTTTGAACATCTTTTTTTATCCTCTTATTTCTATATTTATCAGGTGTCTCTGTAACCATACAATCAAGAGGTTTGCCAAAGAATATCTCAACACAAGCATCACAATTAGGGCACCTAACATCAAGCCTTTGTTCGTATTTAACTAGTTTTGAAAACTTTCCACATTTTTTACAAATATAAGAATATTGTGGCATTAATCCCCCATGAAATTCTTTATATATTTTTTACCAGCTTTTTTCAAGGTTTTAATATCTATATCTCCAAAGGTTTCTTTATTATAATCTATATATTTATCAAACATATCTGTTGGTGTTAATGATTCATCTATTGTAAAAGAGGGTCGCTCTGTGTCATAAATATATTGGAACTGAGCAGTAGGAAAACACTCTTTGCCAAATTTTCCCTCTGATAATGTTTTTAAACATGATTTCTTACCTTTTATAATAATTTTAACCTTATCATCTGGTTTAAAATCAATTGGTTTTGTTTCATCTTCGGGCATGTTAAATTCAAAGATTCTATGTTGAGGTAACCCATCTATTTGATATTCTTGTAATTTAGAATCTTTAAAAACAAAAAACCTTTTTTGTTCATTAGCTTCGTTAAAAGTATTTGACCAAGTAGATCCAACATAAATAATATTATCGCTTTCTTGAGGCTTATGAAAATGCCCAGCAAATACTTTCTTTGCCTTAATAACCGGATCCGCTCCATCAGTACAGGTTCCAAAATTATTATATTTAAAGCCGCTTATCGCTTGATGGCAAAAGAGATATTCGTAAGGTTGGAAAGAATCTATGATTTTTTTGAATTTTGATTGATCCTTTAAATATGGAACATATAGAGATTTATCAATTAAAATAGGTTTATCAACAATCTTTATCTTATCTACATCAGAAAGATTTTTTAATATTTTTAAAGAATTTTCAGTTTTAGATAAATTCTCTAAATCATGATTACCAACTAAAAAAATGAGGTTATCAAATAACGGATTGTTTAAAACTCTTGTTTGAAGGAAATTAACCAAATAGTTTTGAATTTCACTTCTTATAATGGCCTTGCCATCATATATATCACCCAAAAAGACTACATCATAACGACCAGATGGTACAGCTTCTACAATCTGATCAAACAAAACATTTAAGTATTCTTTTGTCTCCAACTTAAGATGAAGGTCACCAATTATAATTCTATTCTTTATCTTCTCCTGTTTCATCTAATTCTCCCCCCTGGTTTTTAGCATATAATTTACGAATCTCGGTTAAAACCCTTCCTCTTGTATATAAATCTTCTTCTAATTTTGCATCAAATTTATCTCTGCCAACTGCCAAGGATTCACCCTTAAACATATATTTGCGACCATCTAAAGTAACTATGTTTTGATTCAATGCTAATTTTGCAGTTTCCTTACCTATATTAACTACTCCTTTTTTATATTCAAAAAAGAATTCTGCTTTTAATCCAATAGGGCCTAATCTATTTTTAAGAATCATTGCTCTAATAAGATGGCCAATTTTCATTTCTTTATCATCCATATTTTTAAGATCATCATGATAGATGGCGTTTTTCTTGCCCTTAGCCCCTTCTAATAAAATGATTACGTCAATGCCATGCTTAAACGCCCTACCGCCTGTTAGAGCATATTTATCCTCTTTTAAAACATATTTCTGCCCGGCATTGTCAAAATTATCCCTGACTTGAGCAATAAAAAACCAAGGAATGTGATGTTGTCTAGATGGACCAACGATTAAGCGAATAGCTCCTGGTAGATAAGAAGCTAAATCGCCCATAACCGCCTTCTCTGTTGATTCTTTATTTTCTTCTTTTGGCCCTATCATTTGTTGAATAGAATCAATAACACACGAATTAATGGTTAAACCTCTATCTACCATATCCATTAAGTCGTTAGCAAAATAATCAAAAATATCTTTTGGTCGTTGTGTTTCTTTAACTATTACATGCTTAGCCAATTCAAAATCTTCCCCTTTAAAAAAGATATTTATCCAATGATTACTAAAGGACCTTTCTGTATCAAACCAAATACTAATTCCTTCTGGATTCTTTTTTTGCAAAGCATGAACTAAACTTACAGTAAACATACTCTTACCAGAACCCTCGGGACCAGTAAGGACATAGAACCTACCAGGTACTATGCCCCCACTAAGTGCCCAATTGAGGGAGGGTGATGGAGTCTCAATGCGTTCAACGTTCTCTATAAAAGCAGAAACATTTTTGGTGTCCTTGTAAATCTCGTCAAGAAACTTTTTAATATCTGCCATTTTTAATCCTTATTTTGAATAACTTTATCAAATAATTTTTTATACCAATTATGACTATTTTCCAAATCCCTCATTGTATCACCAAACCACTTGTCTAGCGCTTTCCATTTAATATGAGTTTCTAACATTTTTTGATAATCTTCATTCATAATTATAATGGTTTCGCGCATTGCTTCGGTTAAATTTTTGGGTTTATACTTTTCGTCTTGGTCAGCCAATTCTTCCTGACGTTTAGACCAAATACCATCTGCTTCATTAAACGACAATTTGGCTTTGGTATGGTCTAATACGGCTTTGGATTGTTGCAAAAAAGCAAATACAACTGCTGAATAATTTTTACAAATAGTCATAATTTTCTTCGACTCTTGGCCAAAACGCTCAATCTGAATCGAATCCAAAACATTCCCTATCTGAAGGGTTTCTTTTTCAAAAGAGGTAAAATCCGAAAGGTCTATCATGCCAGGGTCTAGCTCACTATAAAGCTCCCTAACTTTTTTAATCATACCCACCTTTAATTGTATTTTATCAGCCATCTTAGTCCTCGTCATCTTCCTCTAAAAGAGCTCTAATTTTATCACTCTTTTTAGATTTACTAGATTTTTCCTTAGAATCCTCACTCTCAATCTTCTTAGGATCAAAATCTGCATCAGCATCTTTAGCAGTACTTTCAGCTTTGTCCTCTTTATCATATGTTTTCATGAAACTGAAGTCGTTAACCATAACTTTTTTAAGTTCTTCTGGTTTGTAAACTTTTGCAATCTTTTCTAATTCAGGATATTCTCCGAACATTGCTTCCATTTGATCTTCAGTCATTTTATCAATCTTTGGTGATTTAACAAAATTGTATTCATAAGTTTTCTTAGGTTTAGTAACATCTATAAGAATGTAGGATCCTTCATCTAAACTCATGATATTAACTTCACCATAATCTTCATCTGTAAAATATTTTTTGAAGAAGTTATACCATTTAAGGTAAGCATTTGCCTTCATTTCTAAAAGACCAGGATTTCCTTCTTCATCTTTAACATATAACCAATAAAAAGTATTTGGTGCCTTAGACCATGCATGATCTGGATCTGATTCTTTCGCTCTGATGTATTCTTCACATAATGGACAGCTTTCATATTTATCAGTGCTACAATGCCAAACGCCACCTTTATCTGGGTTATTAGGCAATTGTATACCAAAGTTTTTGCCAAAATGTTTCACAATTTTAAAACCAATATTGTCTTTGTATGGCAAAAATCTAAATTTATTTTTACCAGTTTCTAAGTTGAAAAACTTCATGTTCTTAAACTCACTATTCCCATTCTCTTTTACTTCTTTTTCCAACTTTTCACCTCGTTTAAACAACTTCTTCACGTAATCTTCCATCATCTCCTCCTTTTAAAAATGTAATCCAATCCCTATCCCATAGGTTAGATTCTTTTTATGTATCCCCACTATTGGTTTTACATATGTATTTTTTATAATAGGTATAAAATTTCCAATATTAATTGCTACTGGACTAAATAAAAAATTATAATCTTTTAAAGACGTTGTTGCGAACTGTATTTCTGGAAACATCAATAGTATCCCCCTTTTATTCGTATATGTAAAAAACCCAACTCCAATTCCAGGTGCAAAATAAATTTTATCATCAAATAATACATTACCATTTAATATAATTGCAGGACTAAAATCAAGGTTTTGTTTTAAGTATCCATGTTGTTGATCTGGATCAATAATAACCTTGCCACCAACTATATCCAAATCATATTCTTTTGCTAACCATTCTTTGTTTTCAATTAAATCATCTGTAATTTTAATACTCGCTTTTGCCAAAACAACATAATTACCGTTGCCATCTTTGCTAACAATTTGTTTTACTATAAAAGAATGATCATAGGTTTTGGCAACTATATTGCCATCTTTGTAGAACAGAACATATGCTATTGGTGGTGATTTTTTATCTACATACGGAATCTCTATTCTATTATCTTTAGAATAATCAACCTTAAACTTAATCTCTTTGGATTTTATCCCAAATTCTACTTCAGATAACCTTTCTACCTTTGGTAATAAAGCATTCTTTTCTTTGGCCCAAGATTCTTCAATAATCTTTTGTAGTTCCTTTTCTTTCTTAAGCTGAATTTCTAACTGAGCAACAGTATTGGATACTTGTTTATATTTAGATTCCAAAATTGCTTGACTTTGACCTTTTAAAAAGCCGAGCAATAAAAATCCTCCAATAAAACCCACAATAAAAACAATTATATAGGGCCACCACTTACCAATCTTTGTCTTTGATCCAATTAAGGAATCCGGCATTTGCTCCTCCTTGCGCACTCTTTTCTAATTGTTGCAATTCTTCTGGCGTCATATTGGCTTTTATTTGATCGGCTGCATTTTGTCGCCCGATTTTACTGCCAGAAAACTCTGCTGGATCGTCCATCCAATTAACAATATCCATATGATTTAACACGTGATCTTTACCTAAATAAACAAAAGATTGATTGTCACCACCAATGGCTTCTCCTTTCTTTTGAGCGTCTTCAAGCAATTGTTTTTTATTATCTTGAAAATCCTGAGATATTCTACTAACTTCTGGTAGTTGCTTTTCACTTTTAGAAACCTTTTTTTCAATCTCGCTTAAAATTTCTCCCATCTTCTTATCTGTAATCTTCTTAATAACGAAATCAGTCTTAATATTTGCTAATGCCGCTTCCGTTGGATATTTTAAATAATCCTTTTTGACCTTGAAGGGAATTCCAATAGTATAAACATGTTGTAGCGTTTTTTCTGCCAATGTTATTTCTTGTGGGGTTCTAACGCCTGTTATTAAATACAAACCCACTCGACCTTGAATCTCAGAAAAAATCAGTGAAGAACAAAATGTAGGCAATATTTTATTAATAACTTTATTCCCCAACTCTAATAATCCTTGTTTCGGACTAACCAAAGGCGCACATTTTAATTTACTAGCGCCAATAGTATGAGGATTAAACGCAAGACTACGAGGAAGCATTCTTTTTAAATTAGTTAACAAAGCCCCTAATACCTTTTTGTTATTCAATAAAAGAGGCGTTTTAAAGGCCTTCTCGCGATTATTTTCGGTAAACATTTTATAATCAAGATCAAATGTCTTAACCATAAGCTCTCTTAATGGACTTATAATACTAAAAACATTATTTAAATGTTTATATTCATTTAATAAATATTTTCCAATTTTATCTTTATCTTTTTGTTTGCCTCCAATAATGAGCAAGACAACCTGTTTATCTTTGAATTCTATGTTCATGTTCCCTCCCTTAAATATCAATAACTTGCATTTTATCTACAATAACCGACAATCTACCGTTATACATATTGCTTTTCCCTTTAATTACAATCATTGATTCTTCCATTAAATCTCCCCAATATTGATCATATGTTTTGGGAAAATAAGTTAATGAAATCTCGGATTCTCCATCTTCAATGGTCACAAAAGCCATGTTGTCTCCCTTTTTTGTTGTAATATTTTTAATACTTTTAATTAATCCAGCAGTATGAATATCAGCACCATTTTTACGAATACCCAACAATTTAGATATTTTAAAAATATCCTTTGGCAATCTATCTTTGAAAAAGTCTACATAGTTATATGTGGCACCAGGGAAAATTCCATTCTGCATTTTAATTAATTCAAATCGCGTCATATGTTCGTATTTTTCACGATACTCATCTAAAAGCTTTTTCCCTTGCGCTCTCGTTTTTGTAGTATAATCGGCAAGATATCTAAAATATTTTTCTACCAATTCTTTTTGAACTTCAGTATTATCTATGCTTCTAAAAACCCCTGCAAAAATTAGATTAACAACAATATCTTTCCTAACTACTCTTTTATCAATTCTCTTAGCAAAATCTTCGAGATGGTCATAAGGCTGTCTCGCTACTATTTCCTTAACAGCTTTATCTCCCAGCCTCATAATATAATTAAGTGGAATAACAATTTTATCGCCTTTAATATAAAAATGCTCTTTACTTAAATTAATATCAGGCATAATTAAAATATCTTTTAACATATTATACATTTCACCCAATTTATCATTATTTGTTTCGTTCTTTAAAACCGAACACCACCATTCAAGTGGATAGTGAGTTTTTAGATACTGACATATATATCCGATAAAGGCATAACTTACCGCGTGGCTCTTATTAAAACTATATCCCGAATTAGCTTCAATTAACCCCCAAATATTTTCTGCTTTTCTTTTATCTATATCCTCATATTTTTCTTGAGCGTTCTCAATAAACTTTTTCTTATATTCCATTATTAAGTCGTATTTTTTCTTACCCATTCCACGTCTAATTTTATCGGCGTCAACTTCATCAAAACCACCTAAAATTTGGAAAACCTTCATGACCTGTTCTTGATATAACATAATGCCTTGGGTTTCTTCCAATACCTCTTTAACGGAATCATGAAAATATGTTACGGGCTCCTTTTTATTAACCCTATTAATATAAACTTTATGCATACCCACATCTAAAGTTCCAGGTCTTCCGAGCGCAGTTATTATAGCCAAATCTTCAATACTATTTATGGGAATTTTTGTAGAAATGCTTTTAGCAATATCAGTATTATACTGAAATACAGAATAAGTATTTCCTTTCATAAATTGCTCAAAAACCTCTTTATCATCATTATGATTATCAATTATGTCCCTCATACTTAATTTTTTGTTATGGCGTTCTTTAATTAAATCTAAGCAAAACCCAATATCATTAAGGGTATTAAGACCCAAAATATCATATTTAATAAGGCCGCAGTACTCAATATCATGCATAGTATATTGAGTTACCCAATCCTCTTTATTCTTTGCTAAAGGGATAATTTCTCTTAAAGGAATAGGGGAAACTACAACTGCAGCCGCATGAGTTCCTCTTTGTCTCACTTGACCTATCAATTGTAAAATACAGCGTCCTACTGGTTTGTTATTGCTAATAATATCGCTTAACTCATCGTTTTTTACAACTTCTGTTGCAAAATACTCTTTGCTATCCTTTTTCGCGTAATTAGCCTCTATACCTCTAGTTAACCGATTTAAATCAGCAGAAGTTAAATCTGGTTCTAAAACCCTTAAAGTATCTTTAATGGCCATTTTTAACTGTAAAGTTTGAACCGTCCCAACAGAGGCAACTTTATCCTCACCATACTTACTGAATAAATATTGCTTTACTTTTAAAGGATTTGAAAAATCCAAATCAATATCAGGCAAAGTGTTTTCTTCTATTCTAACTTTGTTTATAAATCTTTCAAATGACAATCCATATTTTAAAGGATCAATTTTAGTAATACCCAAACCATACGCTAAAAGAGATCCCGCTGCTGATCCACGACCAGGGCCGACAATAATCTCATTTTGTTCACAATATTTTACAACATCATAAAGCAACAAGAAATAATTTGCTAAATTAATCTTCCCATTTTTGCATAAAACCTTTAATTCCTTACTGATTCTATAAGCAACTGTTGCATCATCAAGGTCTATAATTTTTTCTTTGTTTAAAGCTTCTAATAAATCGTCGTAAGAAGCGTTTTCAACAACATTAGGAAGGCAAGGATCAAATTGTAGTTTTAGATCCTTACACTTATCTAAAACCTCAAAGGTATTGTCTAAATATTCATATATTTTATTATCATTGAATACATAGGAATGTTTTTCTTCCCATAAGTCCAAAAACTCTTGATACGTTGGGAGATAATACGTTTCATAAAAATGCCAACCACTGTTTTTAGCAAGCCCAGAATTAATAATTTGAATATCTTGAATCTTTTTGTGTTTTTTCTCCGTCATATGAGCATCAGGTGTTGCAATTATTTTAATATCATATTGTTCACCCAATTTAATTAACATTCTATTAATTATTTCTTGAGAATTAATAGCTTCTTTTTGAATAAACTGTTGACTGTCTCGGTCCCAATTCCAAGAAATATCTGCTGGTTGTATTTCTAAATAAAAATCTTTTCCAAAAATCTCAATAAATGTTTCAACCATTAAATTAGTTTCTAAAGTGTATAAGCCTTCTTGAACGTTAAGCGTTTTGCTAATCATACCACCACAACAAGCACTACCACAAATTAAGCCCTCAGAATATTGTTTTAAATCTTTTAAATCTATTCTTGGCTTATAATAAAACCGATCCTTTTCCCAAGAGATAGAATTTAAAATACAAAGATTCTTATATCCAACAGCATTCTTTGCCCACAAATTTAAATGACTATATCTATTTTTATTATCTCTATTTAATCTATCGCTTATAAAATAAAATTCTGTTCCTAAAATAACCGGAAAATTTTCTTTTTTACTCTCTCTATAAAACTCTACTAAATCACCCGCACTTCCATGATTTGTTATTGCCAATCCTGCTAAGCCCTTCTTTTTAGCACTCTTAACCCATTGTTTTGCGTTACCTAATCCATCTTGGAAACTGTACATCGAGTGATTATGTAATGAGCAATAACTTTTATCTGACATTTCTCAACTCCTGTATTTTTTGCTTTTTGTAATAATCTAAATAGAATACAGAATCTTCTATATATTGTTGGATTTCATCTTCAGAAGAATCTCCCAAATCCCTATGTTCAGGAATGTTTAAAATAAATATTTGTGGAACAAACCCTCTAAATTGTTGTGCCATTTGAAATGTATATTTCTTTGCATCATAATCTAAACCAAAGAATAACCTTTTAATGTTCTTAAGACTAATTATAAGATTAAATTGCTCTAAAGACAAGGTTTTACCAAATAATGCAACAGAATTAAAGTTACGAGATTTTATGCAATCGACAGGCCCTTCACAAATAACTAAATTTTCTGAACTTGATTCTTTTACCTTATCATAATTATATAAGTATTTTTTCTTATCAAACCCTTCTGAATTCAAAGCCTTTACTTTATTTGTGCCCGTTATGTCTCTCCCTTGCCAACCGACCAATTCATACTTATTATATATTGGAAAGATTATTCTTTTTCTTCTTTCAGAATATCCAATGTCAAATTTTTCTATTACTTCTTCGCTTATTTTACGTTCCTTCAAATATTTAACACAATCATCATTAATATCATAAAAAGAAATTGATCTATAATCATCTGGGAGAAAAATAGATTTTGTTTTCTTGGTTGTTTCTTCACCCCTTTTTATAAAAAGTTTTAAAATAGAGCCCTCTAGCTGTTTATCTACCCTAATCTTACCACCAAATAATTGCTTTTTGGCCTCTTCATATGTGATATTCTTAAGATAAGAAAGTAATTTTATCTTATCTCCCTTTATGCCACATCTAAAACAAATAAACAAAAAACTGCCTCTATCTACATAAAGCTTTTCCCTTCCACAATCTGGACATTTAAGAATATAATGGGTTTTATTTTGATCTACAAATCCATATTCTTCTAAAGCCTTTTTAATTTTATTATTTTTTGCAATAAACACCAAATTAATCCTCTATTTTTTTACCTACAATTAAACTTTCTATGTCTTTAGCCATAATCTTCCCTTTGTATTTTCATCGGCATTACAAATGCGAAATAACCATCGTTTAAATTAATCTTATTAAAATCTGCCGTATCTTCTAATATAGAAATAATAGAACCAGAATCTATCAATCCAATTTTAACATTTTTTGTATTTATATTTTTAACTGCTTCCATAAGACTTAATGGATTAAAAGATATTTTCATATTTTCTTGGAAATTAACACTTTTTAAAATAGACAAGCTATCATCAAAACAACCCAAAATACTATTCTCAATAGATACCAATAGTTGTTGCTCACCAAAGATAAACTTAATATCATTAACTGCATCACCTTTATAAAAAATTAACATTTTAGTTAAAAGATTTAAAAAATTAGATTTATCAATTTCAAAAACAACACAATCTTCAAAAACTGGAAGTGGTGATTTATAATTTACATAACTAGCAACATCCAATAATCTTAAACCTACTTCATTCCCTGTTTTAATATTTTTAATTAAACAAATATTCTCATATAAAACCAACTCAACTTCTTCTTCATCTTCAAAATTAGCAATAACAAAATCAACACTATCAATTGGTATTAATAATTTGGCTTCATTATTATCTGTTATTGGAAAACTATATAGCGCCATTCTTTGTGCATCTAAAGCAATAGAAGTCATCTTATTGTGACCAAAATCAACTAAAATAGAACACAAATGAGGTTGAGATAATCTTTTGCTTGCTGCAAATCTTGTTCTTCTCAATCCGTCTGCTATATCTTTAAATTGAATTTTAAAATTAACAACAGCCTCTTCTTGGATATATTTATCTAAAATGTCTGGAAATTCTTTAGCATTTAAGCAAGGAATTCGCATTTCGGTTTTTCCTACTTTTACTTTTGCCTGTAAGTCTTGGACATCAATAGAAACTTCTTTCTCAGAACAATTTTGTAGTATATCAATAAACAACTTGCAAGGAAGACAAATAGACTCTTTTAAATCTCCTTCATAAGAAATAATGTTTTTACTAATAATTTCTAAATCAGAACTAATAATTTCTAATTTATTATCATTTAATGGTTTAATCAAAAAATGACTTAAAATAGGTATTATAGAACTACTATTTGTTATGGCCTTACTTTTTTTAAGAATAGCCAAAAAATTAACAAGATTTAATTTAATCATCTAATCCCCCCTTTAAAAATAGTAATAAAAGATATAAGTCTAAAAATCAAGGTTTAATCTAAATCTTTCATAAAATTCCTCTTTTTAATGTCTTTTTGAAAAGTATCTCCACCATCATCATCATCCTCGTTAATTATTTTACACATAAGATCTGGGTCAAAAAGTCTCGAACAAGGGAAATCCGTTTCGCAAGAAACAACTTGATCACACACATTATCTCTATTTTTAGCTAATTTTAAGCGAATACGGTGCTTCTCATCATCATCTTTAGATTTTGTAATCGTTATAATAGGATTGGCAACCCTTGTCATACCAAAACTCTGAGCAATATCGGTTAACTCTACAGTATCCTTGCCTTTTACTTTTTTACTTTTTACCTGACCCTCTTTATTAATCTGAGCGGCCGTCACTACAACGATGTTTAGTTTTCTGGCCAAACACTGAAGCCCTCTCATAACCTCTTGTAAATATTCATACTTTTCAGTACCTTTGAATTTTTTAATCTTAAAAATCTGACTGTAATCAATTATCATAGCATCAAAATTATGCTGTAAATGTGCCTGTTCTGTTTCCCTAATCATTTCTTCTATATAAACATTAAAATCAGTAATGCTACGCGTAGGCATATTTGCATCAAATAAAGCTATTGCCTCCTCAATTTTTTGTTTTTCTTCTGCAGTAAAATCCGGTATTTGAAAGAACCTACTATAAGGGATACACGTTCGAGCAGCAACAAACCTATTAATTAATTGATTGATGTTGTTTTCAAGATCCACATATAATACTTTTCGCCCTTGTTGTACGAAAATTCTTGCAATATTGGATAAAATAAACGACTTTGCGCCATGCATAGGACCTATAAACAAACAAACTTCTTGTCTGGCTAAGCCTCCCATAAGCAAATCATCAAAAACATCTATCCCCATTTTAAATCTATTTTTATAACTATGTTGGTTATACTTAATTATATCCCATGTTGTACTCCAATCAAAAAAGTCATTTTTTTCAAAAGTAATTTCTAATAATTCAGTCGCAAATTGATGCATAAAGGAAAAAGCTTCTTTATTGTTTTTATTCGTACTAAACTTATCCGCAAAAGTGTTCATATTTTCATAAAAATACTTTTGTTGTGCCCAAATCGTCAATTCTTTCTTTAAATAAATCATGTCCTTAAAAACAGAGTCTTGAACCTTTTGTAGAATGATTTCATAAGGAACACGCTCTTTAGGGGCAAATTTTAAAAATTCATTACGAACCGTCTCAAAATCTGGAGCTACATGATATTCTTCATAAAATTTAGCAATAAAAGAAAACAACCAACCCGCGTAGGTATTATCAAAATAAACATCTTTTAAAAGATTGGTACAATTATGAAGGAAATTAAGATCCTGCATACACGTTTTTAAGGTAGCTATCTGTAACTCGTCCTCAAAAGGTAATTTTTGTAAATTTTTATCCATCCGTTCTCCCCTTTTTTATTTTCAAAAGATGTTATAAATAAGAATTAATATAAAATCAAGGTTTAGATATCACAAACACCTTTAGGACATAAATTTTTCATGACTTCATCTTCGGAAACAGCTTGTAATGGTGACTCTCCTCGACTTCCATCAACATACATTGTTACTCCTTTTATTTCATGCAAATGGTTTAAGATTAAATCACTTATTTGTTTTTTGTTGTGTTTTTTAGGAACATTAATTGTTTTTGAAACCGCATTGCAAATATAACGTTGACAAACAATTTGCATATTAAAATGGGCCTCAACAGAAATATCATGAGCGTTTTGAAAATGTGAAACGTCTTTCTTCTCTTTCATAAATTGCTCATAAAGAGGATGTGTCCAAATTTCCTCAACAGTTTCATCGCCATCTTGAAACCTTCGTTTATAAGCCAAAGCAAATAATGGCTCAATGCCAGAACTAACACCAGAAATAATACTAATAGTTCCTGTTGGTGCTATTGATAGCAATGCACAGTTACGAATTCCATATTCCTGTATATTCTGCTTAATTCCAGCAGTAAGAGTTTTAATAAACCCAGATTTACAAAATAAATCAGGATCAAATAAAGGAAAACTGCTTTTCTCAACAGCTAAAAAGCAAGAAGCCTCATAGGTTTTGTTTCTTATGAATTTCATAAGCTTTTCAACGACTTCAATAGCTTCTTCGCTATCATATTTAAGTCCCATTTTTAAAAGCATATCATGCAAACCCATAATACCAAGGCCAATTCTTCTTAGTTGTTGGCAATTTTGTTTAATCTCAGCATTTGGATAAGTTGTAATATCTAAAACATTATCTAAAAATCTTACTGCAATTGTAATCGTTTCCGCTAACGCTTGTTTGTCTATTTCTCCCTTAGATGTTACAAATCTTGGCAAAACAATAGATCCCAAGTCGCAAGCTTCATTTGCAGACAGATGGAGTTCGCCACATGGATTCGTGCTTATTAACTCTCGACAATAATAAACAGTGTTCATCTCGTTTGCTAAATGGCTATTAAGGATTCCCGGTTCCGCACTATTTAACATATTTGTTATTAAACGATCCCAAAGTTTTTTAGCTTTAACTTTTTTAACAACTTTACCTTGCCAAACTAAATCCCAATCTTTATCTTCTCGAACTGCTTCTATAAAAGAATCCTGTTTTCCTTGTGGAATCATTATAGAAACATTCGCATTATTCAATTGATCTAAATCTAATTTTTTATCTAAAAATTCTTCAATGTCAGGATGATCTAAATTCAAATCAAACATCAAAGCAGCTCGTCTTCCACCCCCCGCTTTTATTACATTTCCTGCTGCATTGATAATCTCCATTAAAGAAACACTTCCCGTGGCAATACCACCAGTTCCATGAATAGGAGAACCTCTTGGACGAATAGGGCTAAAATTAAGACCGACACCACCGCCCATTCCAGAAATAATAATCATATTCTTAACTGCATCGCCCCAACCTTCTCGTGAATCTTCCGTTGGAATAACAAAACAGTTGAAAAGAGCCGCCTTAGGTCTACCAGCACCATACCAAATTCTACCTGCTGGCATAAATCGATTGCTTACCAATTCATCATAAAATCTATTTTTCCACTTTTCTATTAGTTCTGGCGCTTCAGCCAAGGCAACTTGTCTCGCAACCCTTTTAGAAGCCTTTTCCCAAGTTTCCTCAGGCGTAAGGGCATATCGTTTTTTAAATAAAACAGAACCCGGTCCTTTAGGCTCAAACATCTTTTCTCCTCGTAATTTTATACCATAATTTTATAAGATAAATTTTTATAATTTTTTTATAGAAACTTAATGGAAGAGATTCAAAAATCGCTTCGTCAGTTATCATTTTTATCGCTAGTTGTTCCAAAATATGCAGTTGCGATAAAGACATTTTTTCAACAACCTGTTTACCATCTATATTACCCGCATTAATCTCAACAAGAGTATCTTTCATCATACCTTTCATAAACTTATCATTATCTTCCCACATCTTGTTTTCTCTTTCTTCAACAACATTTTTAGCTTCATAAACAAATCTACTCATATAATCACCGAATCCTTTTGATCTGAAACTTTTTTATGGCTTATGATCCCACCACAAATCAACATTTGAGTGGCAATAGAAATTGCATTTGTTAGGGCCGACCTTGTAACCTTCAACGGATCCACAATACCACCCTTCAACATATCCTTTACAAAAATCTTTTCTTTTACGTTATATCCATAATTAGGATTATCTTGCATTTTTTTATCTAAAGAATTTAAAATAACATCCACGCTATCTCCAGCATTTGTCAGAATTTGTTTAATTGGATACTTTAATACTTTTTTGAAATATTCAGATACAATACTCTCGTTTTTTAAGAGATTCGAAATGTAATAAAATGCGCAACCTCCTCCAGAGACAATACCATCTTCAATTGCTGATCTTGTAGCATTGTATGCATCTTCAACTCTAGCTTTCTTTTCCTGCAATTCCAATTCTGTCTTTGCACCAACATCGATACTGACAACTCCTCCTGTTATTTTACCAATTCTCGTTCTAACAAAATCTTTATCAAATTCGTTCTCTGCATTTTCCATTTGCGTTTTAAGAACCTTTAAATATTCCATTTTATCTTCTTCAGATCCTTGACCATCATAAAAGGTTGTCTCGTATTCTTTTATAATAACCCTTTTGACCATCCCAACATATTCTTCAGCGTCACCCGAATCTATAATTTTAGAAAAACTATGCGCTCCTTGATCTATGGTTTTGCCTCCACAATAACAAGCCAAATCCTTTATTAATAAAGGTTTGCTCGAACTTGGAGAAGCTAAAATTGGTGTCTTAACTATAAATAATGGTGCTCCATAGGTTCTATTGACTCGAACAAAATTAATAAAGTCACCACTAAAATCATGTGCCATAACTAATAAAGCTGGAGGCCATTCTTGAGCGTCCTTGGTGTAAGCCTTTAAAAACTTTGCAAAATCATTAAAATCAGAGAGTTCACCATCGTAAAAAAGAACATGCGCATGACTTAAAATTGCAGCCTGTTGGTCTGGGTGTGTTATGAAACTAGGACCAATTGTACCAAATTTATGGAAACCGCCATCACATCTATATCCATCGAGGTGCTTTATTTCAATTTTATTAGTTGTTCCATCGTTAATTGTGACAAATCCATCCTGTCCGGCTCTTCCTATCGCTTCAACTACTGCGTTAGCAACCTCTTGATCATTATTGGAGGAAATTAAAGCCACATATTCTTGTTCCTTTTCGCTTTCAATTGGTTTAGAAATACTTTCTAATTCTATAACAATATCCAAAAACATTTTTTTGATTTGACCGACCAATTCTTGAGGTTTGATAACATCCATTTCTATTAATTTAAATCCCTCTAAAATAAAGGCTTCCATCAAAACAATTGCTGTTGTCGTTCCATCTCCGGCTTGTTCATTTGTCTTCTTGGCAGATTCTTTTAATGTTTGGACAACACAATCTAATTGCTGGTTTTCACTTATGATACTATCTGCAACGGTTACTCCATCCTTAGTGTTTAGTGGAACTTTATTTTCTCGTTGTAATAATATTGGTAGCCCTTCTGGACCCAACGTTCTCTTAACTGGTTCTGCTATACATGAAATTGCTTCCCTTATAATATTCCTTGATTTTTCTTTATTAATACTTATTTCTTTGTAATACGGCATTTTTCTCTCCTTATAACCTTTGCATTATATGTTTTTTCAATATTTTTAATTTCTTCTTCTGTCATATCGTCAAGTGTCCGAACTTTAGATGAAAGTAAATATGTTTGAGATTCATGTAATGTTTTTAGTGTAAAATCCTCATATTCATATTCTTTCATCAGATTGTGCATTTGAATTTGAAACTCAATATTAGACAAATCTTCGTCTTTATTATTAGTATTATTTTTAGTATTTATCATTAATCTTCCCCTTTATTCAATTTTAAAACTTACTATAAACATATATAAAAAATAAATACAAAAATCAAGGTTATGACTTTTTTAAAAAAAAATAAAAAAAAACCTTGATTTATGTTTAAAAATTCATATAATATATATTAATGCCATTAATAGTATTAATGCCATTTAAGGTCATTTAGTTTTTTTTATATATTTGTTATTAATTATTAGTTATTAATTATATATAAAAATAAATATAAAAATTATTATATATTATTATTTATTAAATATTAAGTATTAAATATATTAATAATCATTGGAGAGGGTTCGTTTAAAATATGATAACCTTATTAATAAACAACAGTTTAACAAAATTAAAAGATTGTAAACTTGAGATAAAGAAACAAATAAATAAGCTGTTATCTCATAGGGATAAGAACTATATCTTCCTTCAAAACAATATATTAAGAAAATGGAGAATGGGATTTATGTACAAAAATCTATCCCAAGAACAAGTATATGAAATGATTAAAAAAATAACTACTACTAATTTTTATAATTCTAAAACAGAAACCTTCCCAACTGGACTTTTAAATACTGTAATTAATTTTTTAAAAGAAAAAGATTTTCCCTTTAAAATCAAAGATTTAAGACAGAAACCAGAAGAAAAATATATATATAGAAAAGTCAATAAACCTCCTCCATTAAGACCCTATCAACAAGAAGTAGTAGAAGAATGTTTAGATAAACATAGAGGTATTGCTGAATTGGCAACTGGAACTGGAAAAACAAATATAATAATAGAGCTTTGTTATCGTCTTAAAAATAATACTTTAATCGTGGTTCCTTCTTCAACTATTTTAAATCAATTCTACGAAATTTTAGTTAATGTGTATGGCAGAAAAAGAATTGGGATTATAACAGGTTCTAAAAGGGATCTCAAAAAACCTATTACTATTGCTACTTACCAATCTTTGCCTAATATTGATAAATTTTGGTTTGATAAAATTGACACTTTGATAAT